GGATGTCCGTCCAGTCGAAACCGCTTCCCCCGATGTCCGCAAACTCCTTGCAGAACCCAGCCAGAAGGCCGAGTGCCACAGGAAGTGCGAGCATCCACCCTTCGTGCCATATCTGCCAAGGGAGGGTTCCTAAGGCAGTGATGGCGAAGCAGACGAAGAAGTGCTTGAAGTGGTCGGTTCGAATCATGCTCGTATCCTCCTGTCCTCGAGGCTCAACATGGCCTCATCCAAGGCCCTGTATGCTTCCTTGGTCCATACGCAATGCTGCATGTACCCTGTGAACGAGTTCACCGATGCAAGCAGCTTCTCTTCGGGTATCTGCCCTTCTGCAACCAATCGTGCAAGTTTCCTGTGCCTCCGCTTCGCAGCCTTAACATTCCGCTTCCTGGGGGATAGGTAGCGCCGGTGTATCCCATATCCAGCGAAGTCAATGCCCGGGTCGAATATTTTTCTCCCATCGTCATACGGGTATTCGGCCACGGCGATATGGCTCTTGTTGTCGTTGAGCGTGAGCCACAGGATGTCCTGAGAGTAGAACTTCGCTTCCTCGAATATCTGCTCCAGCCTTCCAAGGTCAGACGATACGATGATGATGTCGTCCATGTAGCGTGCGTAGCAGGTGGCACCACATTCGTCGCACAGGTAATGGTCAAGTGCATCCCCGACCACGTTTGCCAAAAGCTGGCTGGTGAGCGCCCCGATGGGGAGGCCCTGCTCGTAGCTGTCGATGATGGTATCCCAGAGCCAGAGCGTCCACTTATCACGTATCACCCTTCTGATAAGGCGCTTGAGCACCACATGACTGATGGAGTGGAAATACTTGTGGAAGTCCATGCGCAGGTAGTAGACAGGCTTTCCTTCAGGTTGTTGTCTTATGTAGTGCTGTACACGTTTGCAAGCTGCAAGCATTCCCTTTCCTTTCCTGCATGCGAAGTTGGAATAGATGAACCTGCGTTCAAAGAAAGGCTCCACCACCCTGCACAGTGCATGCTGGACGAGTCTATCCTCGATATCTGGTGCGCTTATCTTGCGCATCTTCGGCTCATAGATGGTGAATTCCCTGTATGGCCTTACCTGGTATGATTGCCATATCAGATGGTTCTGCAGGTTGATGATATTCTCTTCATAGTTTTCCTTGTACCTGAGAACTGAGTTTGTGTAGCGCATGCCCTTGCTCATCTCATTGAATGCAGCATCAAGATTTTCAAAGCTGTAGATTCTCTCGGCCAGATTGCTGTGCGTCTTGGGCATGTGGTCATTCCTCCTTATGGTAAACAGAAATGATAAAGCGCTTCGGCGGCGTTCCTTTTTCCTGGTACTTGTCGCCTTGCGCGGAAAGCTCGTTCGGTCCTGCCAGGACGGTGATTCCTTTTCCATTGCGTGGACCGTTCCCCGTGAGGAGCGGCCTTCCTGCATGCAAGCATTGTCCACAATATGGAAGAGCGGGGCGGAAACCGATGTTGTTGTTCGCGTTCGAGCGCTCGTTGTTCGCGTTTCGATACCCGAGGCCTGCGTTCGACGTGTTGTTCCAGTTGCCACCGGCGTAGCCGTCATCATGTTGCAATCACTGCCCTTGGGTGGATAACGACTTGGTCCACCCTCCAATGATTTTCCCAAGCTCGGCAGTGTACATTGCACACTGGCCGAACTTCTGCTTGTCGATGTAATGCAGCCTGTCTGCAAGCCGGATGAGGACCTTCAAGGCGCACAGGTCGCAGTCAGCTTCCTCCACCTCTTTCTTCCTCATCCCGACATGCCGTATGGCCACAGCCCTTGCGATATGCACACCGATGCCCACCGTAAGCCTTCGGATTTGCTCCCCCATTGCGTAGCGCTCGCTCTTGGGGAGCTGGTTCACCACGCACTTGAGGATGTACTCGGCCATGTCCTCCCACTTTTGGTAGGCAATCAGTGTATTACCCATTTTCAGTGTCCAGTGCTCAGGCGGTCAGTGCCCGATAAAAGGCGGGGCGGAAACCGATGCTGCCGTCCGCGTACGAGCGCTCGTCGGCCGCGCCCCGAAACCCGAGGCCCGCGCCCGACGTGTAGCCCCAGAGGCCACCGGCGTAGCCGAGCCGTTCGCCTACGCTTCTCATGTACTGCGTTCCGAGCGGCGAGTTGGCAAGAGGGGGCATGATGAGCAGATGCCGGAGCAGGTCGTGAACAGTCACCCCTTCCTTTGCCGCAAGCGCTGAGAATGTCTGAGCACCGTACGGAGTCGCATCAGCAGGAGGATTGTCCTTGGTGATATTCAACAGGTACGCAGCGCTACCGCTTGCTGGTGCCGTGGTCACATAGTCCCACTTGTAGGTGTCTGCCGTTCCCGGAGCCACGAGAGAACCATCTTGCAGGATTGCCTTCCACAATGCGCTTTCAAGGCTCTGGTCCTTCGTTTCGTCAGCGGCGTTGTTGTCCTGCAAAATCTGAATTTCGCCATCGTTTGTACGATACCCTGCAAGCCATTCGCGTACATTACCTCTGAGATCTGCCGGAGAGAACGGCGTACCGTCAAGAAACCAAGAAAGCGGGCCACTGCCGGTTCTGGTTCGGGTCACTTGTCCGCTTGAAGCACTTGCGGCAATGGCGTACTCGGTAGCGTCTTGGTAGCTATCTCCGTAGCTGTCATTACCTCGTGGCTGGTATCCTTCTCGGATTGCCAGCAGTGAGAGATATGCCCATTCAGCAAGCGTTACCATATGATGGCCGGTACCCTTTGCGATGCAGGCCGAGAGCGAGTTGTTGAAGTTGATGGAATGCGCAGGCTCCAGACCACGAAGAGAAACTGCGTGGTTTGTTCCATTCACACTGCCAGCAAGATACTTGCCGACAAGAATCTCCATCACCGCTCCATTCACGATGAACGCAGGATGGAGCTTGTCGCTTGCCGTGAAGTGCGTCCCGCTATTTGCCAGATAATCCAGCCGAGCCTTCTGGTCGGGCTTGTATACGCAATAGACTGATGGCTTGTTGTTCGCGTCGAACAGGACGGTATTCCTCCCGAGTGACAGGTCCTCTATGCGAGCCTTGTAGTCCGCCTGTTTGGTCGTGTCAGTGATGGCAAGGTCGACTCCTGCGAGTGCCTCCTTGGTGAGTGCATCCTCGACCTCGAAGATGTTATCCATGAGTTGCTTGGACGTATACTGCCCACTTACGTATGTCATACGATTTCCTCCATATGATCATGTTCCTCAACCACCGGAGGCGGGAACAAGTCTGCGTGGTTCTCTCGGAAATCCCTCGCAAGGGTGGGGGCGTAGGCATGAGCCTGCTCCTCTGTTCCGATTATTGTGTTGTTGGTGCCCTGTTGCACCCCTTCGTCTGCGAATGAGACGGATACCAGCCACTTGTTGGCCTCGATGTTTGTTACGGTGTGCGTCATGCCTCGATTACCTCCACCTTTGCCTCTGCGCCTGTTGCGATTGCATAGACGTCCTGCACGTTGTTCGGGTCAAGCAACACCTTGACCGTTTTTCTCGGGTCCAAGAGAAACCCGATTTTCTCGGTGATTGAAGTAGAGCCGATTCTCACGGTTCGCACATCATCGAGATTGGTGACGACCATGACCCTGCGTCCGACCTTTGCGGAAGCCGGGACCTTGGCCTTGGTTGACGTGATGGTCTGGATGGTCACCACGGGAGCGCTCGTCATGTCGAGCGTATCCGGGGAAACATCCACCATCTGTTGCATCTGGATGCTATTAGGATGAATTACTTCTATTGGCATTATGCCACCTCCGTGTATACAGTCACCAAGTGACCGTTCTCGATTTTCCTACTTACCATGTATGTAGTCCCCTCGTAGGTGAGGGTGTCCAATCCTGTGAGCCGTGTATCAATCGGGTCAACCACATCCTTCACCGCCTTCGCAACAGAGCCTACTGTCTCGGAGCCAGCGTTGAGGGTGGCTATCGCATCCTCATGGCTCTTAAGCGTGCCACTTGCGTAACCGACGCCCTTGATCGCTTCCAGTGAATCGTCCACCAGCTTCTCAGAGGGGTAATGGGTGTCATCGGGAGTCTCCTGAAAGGCTACAACCTTGTTTGCGGAAAGCTCACGGAGGGCAATCGCATCCGCATTACCCTTGACCGTCTCGGTTGTCCTTCCGGTTCCACCAAGGTCGGCAATTGCAATTTGTATCTGCTCCTGCACACTGCCCGTACCGCTTCCTTCGAGGGTAGTCAAACGCAGACCGAGACTTGCCAACGTCTCGTCGGTCCACCCCACGCCCTTGAGCGCATCGACTAAATCGGCCAATACCTTGAGCTGCCGAGCATCGGCGATATAGCCATCGTCGGTCGTGGTAAGGTTGTTCACGATATTGCCAAACAACCCTTTGCGCGCGGAGATAATCTTGTCTCCCAAGTCCACGTCGTTGGTCGCACCGTTGTACGGCGTGAACAGCGCCTTGAGTTGCTCGAGGGAGAGCTTTTTCGGCTTCTCCGCGCCCTCGCTGTCATCGACGGCGAAGGTGTCCGTCCACTCAGGCGAGAGTTTGCCGACCAGTTCGTAGATTGTCTTTATGTCGTCCGTAGTGAGATTCCTGCTCATTATTCCATTCCTCCAATTACTTCCTCATCCTGTCCAATGACTTCCTCACCCTCGCCGAGCACCATGACCTCACCGTAGCTGCCCGAGATGTCGGCGAACGCCTCTGAATAGTCGCGCTGCCTCAAACTCAGGGTGACGAGCTCGAAGTCGGTGTCGATCTCCAAGCCGATTATCTGCGCACGCATCCAGCCATTGAGCGGGCGCTCCAGCTCCACATTTATTATATCATACAAATCAAGGTCGTACAGCAATTCGAGCCCATGCACCTGTACATCCGTCCTGTCACGGACGACGGACAAATCCTCCAACAGGACGATGGTCTTGTCCTTCGCATCCTCCTCGGTGATGAGCAGGGACTCATACGTCAGGGGGTTCGCATAGTTGTACGTGAGCAACACATCCTCCTTGTAGTCCGTGTTGTCGTACTTCATGGGGTCTTGGGCCCGTTGGTCTTGCCCCCAGTTGACCGTCACCTCATCGGCGTAGAGCGTGAGGTCGCTCTTGAGGACGATGTCCGCCTTGTTGACCACGTACTCCTTGTGTATCTTGCGCTTCGGCGTGCGGTTCGGGTCATCGCACGTGATGTATATCCTGTCCACATCGTCGTAGTGGAAGCCCACGGTCGAGCCGGCCTGAAGCTCCTCGATGATCTGCGTGAGCTTCGAGCTCGAGTTCTTGTAGAGGGCCACGGGCCTCAGCTTCTTCTTCTCCTCGTCGCATCGCGCCATGTCATAGAACGATGAGATGTAGGGGATGTCATCCACGGTGCTGTGGAGCTCCACGATGATGTCGAAGGGGTTGGATTGTGGTCGCAACGTGGCCGTGCAGTACAGTGTCCTGAGCCCGTTGGTGATGATGCCGTCGCTGTGTGCGTCCACATCGTGGATGCGCACGGTGCCGTTCGCCTTGTCGATGCCCACGATGTTCTGGAGCTCTATGAGCTCATCGTCCTCCTCGTAGAACACCTGCACGTCATCGCCGCTGAACAGGCGGGCGACGCGGAACGTCGGGTAGGTGGGTTGGCTTACGCGGAAGGCCGAGCAGACGACCGCCGATTTGTCCTGCTCCGTGTAGTCGGGGTACAGGAATATTCGGTAGTCGCCCCCCGCGGTGAGGCCGTGAACCTCATAGGAGAAGTAGGCCGTGACCTTTCCGTCCTCGGCCACGTTGTACTTGACGCGCACATTGTACACCCCGCCACCCACGGAGAACGTCTGCGTGGACAGGTACAACCGTATCTCGCCGACGTGCGCCCCGTCGCCCTTCTTCACCGCGACGATTGTCTGTCCTGCGGGTGTGTTGGCTACGTCGCAACGGATGTACCCGCTCACCTTGTGGGTGGTGCTGTTCGCCGTGAAGGGGCTCATAAGAAACGCGGAGTTCGACGATGCGCTCTTGGCGACCCGATATGAGGCGAAGCCCCCGATCTTGTCGCTCTCGACCCGTGTCACCGTGTCGATGGAGCTGCGCTCCCACGTGCTCATATCCCAACTCACGAGTTGGTCGGCGGGGAGGATGAAGGCACCGTCATCGTCCTTCTCGTACACCACCTCGCTGCGGTTGATACACACCATGTCCATGTTCTCAATCTTGCCAAAGCCGTCGGGAACCACCTTGGTCAGCGTGGCTTCCTCCACATCGGTGTTGCCGAGCTTCTCGAAGGTGTGTGTGGGCCACTCGCTGTCGCGCATGCTCCGGATGTCGTCGCACGTCAGCCTCACTTGTGTCAGACCCTTCTCGATGTTGCGTATCACACCCTTGTGCAGCGTGATGGCATCGTCGTAGTCCTTGCCGTCGGGCAGGAACTTGAGGAACGTCGTCTGCCCGTTCAAGTCCTTGGTGTCGTCGAAGCGCCACGCCTTGTAGGGCTTGTTGTTGCCATCGAGGAGCCACATCTCGTCGTTCACCATCTCGATGTCGAGCGTGGCGGTCGCCATCTTCGTGTACACGACGGGCTCCACCTGTCGCTCGACACTCGGCTTGGACAACAACGTGTTCGGGTAGAGGATGCCTCGCTGTACGGTCGGCTTGCCGTAGGTGGCCCCGTAGAGTGCGCTCAAGTCCATCGTGGAGTAGGAGTGTGGGTGGAGCGTCAGGTTGAAGTAGGCTGTTTGATTAGGGGAGTCCCACCAAAAGCTGTTGGGTGTTTGGGTCATGTCGTCGTATGAGTACACTGTGGAGAGCGTGAGGAGGCCGATGCGGGCGTTGGTGAACATCATTCTCCTCGTGGTGTCAATCTCGTAATCAACATTGAACACGCCGAGCATCCAGTCCACGATGCCAATCCATGGATTGTGCCAGCTCCAGATGAATGGGCTGACGTTGGAGAGGCTGTGTGGGCTGATTGACGTTCGTCGTGTGTACTCAAATAAAATCATGGCTCCTCTATTAAGTGTTCAGGGTATTCTGCTAGGTAAGCTTCGACCTGTTCTCTTGGTTGTAGTCAATCGTGCCACCCCACGCAACCCAATACGAGGAGTCAATCTCGGCTTGGGTAAGGGTGACTTGCTTGGAGTAGACCCAAGAGGTGAGGGGAACAAAATCTTCTGTGATGAATGTCTTTGCTATCTCGGCTATACTAAACATTAGACCTCTTTAGGGATATACTTCTCACCATCCCAAATAACTTCCATTTCTGGGTGTGCTTCAGCGTAGGCTTGGACTTCTGCAATATCGTATTTGTTCCAAGGGTCAATGGTTTTAGGAACTACATTGTAGCCACTACCGTACTGATTAAGGTCGATGTTTATTACAAAATCATTTTCGTTGCGTTTTAAGAAATATCCCATTATGCTATCCTCCATGCAATAACATACACAGATGCAGTCACACCTGAGCCGGCTAGAATCAGACCTTGTACCCCTGACCCACCAGAAATTCTGCCTAATTTTACATAAGTAGTATCATTATCAGACCTCGTTGAATAGGCAATATACACCCAAGTACCACCACTCCCGATAGTAATTGATGGGAAACCCGAACCGCTTTTTGAGCCTACTGCATAGCTAAATCCGCCAATCCCTACGCTAGGCATTGAGGCATCGTTATTGTCCACAGGCTTGTTCGGGCCGTTGGTAGTGATTGCCTCCAATGCTGTGATTGCACCACTGACCCCTACACTCGCCCCACTGATTGCACCAGTTACACCAAGACTCGCCCCATTGATTGCACCAGTGACCCCAAGTGCGCCACCTACAGTTGTATTACCATTAACAACAAGGCTTGCTCCGCGAACATTGCCCATCCAATCGACGGTCGTAAACCCACCATCTATCCAAGGGTTCAATATCTTCCGTTTCACGATATCCGACCCATCGACGACAATCTGATAGGGCAACACCAATTTGTCACCGTTGTACAATCCGTTGTAGGTGGCGTCCCATGTGTACCCACCCAATGAAGTGACCCACGAACCGACCAGCGAAGAGCCACTTGGCTCAAGGACGATGTAATATGTGCCATTACCCCCAAGGGCAGGAAGCGCATAGTCCTCCGTGTCAACGACGTAGATGGAGCCCTTGTGTTGCAGATGCGTCCCCAAAGCCAATTTGGTTTGTGTGGTGGCGTTCGTCCACTCGGTGAGCATCATCTGCTCGCCCGCCAAGAGTTTCTTGACGGCGGTGAGTTGCGCCATCGCCAAGTCCCAATCGCCGTTCGGCCCCGCGGTGATGGGGTTCGGGGTGTTGGGTGAAAGAAGTTTTGTTATAGCCATTACATAGCCTCCTTTATCTCAAGGCTGAACGCATACCGCTGTTCAGTCGCCTTGTCGAGCCGCGAGTCCCTGCTGTAGCCCACGCTCTCCATCTCAAGGGTAGCATACAACGGCTCCTTGTACACGTGGTTGAGCTCCGTCATATCGACGAACAACCCCCTGCAATTGCGTACATCGAACATCATCGTGGCGATCTGGACGAACTTCGTGTGTGGCACCGCGGTGAATGACGGGGAGAGCTGCCTCAAGAGTACGCCGTCGCTCCCGTACACTGCGCCGAACTGTGTGTCCGTCCGCTCATTGGTTACGACCAGTTGCTCGCTGTAGTAGGCGAGTGGGTTCGGCATCTGGATGTATGTGCCCACGATGATTCTGCCGACCTCCACGGTGTCCGCTCCCGACAACGCAATCTCGACTTTGGTGACGGGCGAATCACTGAAGTACATGGTGTCCGACTTCAGTGCAGTGCGCGATTGTTCTGCAATCAAGCCTGTATCATCATACAACCTGCACGTCCACGCAGTCACATTGTGCCCTGCGATTCCAATGGCGTTCACCACAGCAGGTGTGTCAAACACACCTGTTATGGTGACAGAATTGTCCGTCGCCCTGAATGGCGTCGCAAGCTGTTCGCTGAGGATGTTCGACAGCGGGAAGTTCACGTTGATGGTGGTGGCTGTCAATGCCGCCGTCTCCAACTTGTTCTTGTACAGTATCCTCATCGTGCGACCCCCTTTATGCCACGTTGCCCATCAATCAAAACAACCCCCTTGTTGACCACGTCCTCGATGACGTACCGTGCGAGCTCTTTGTCGTACATGTTCTTGACGACGATGGTGAACTCGGTCGTCCCTCCGCCAGCTCCCCTGCCTTGGGCGATCGCCATGAGCAGATTCGCCATTTGGTCGGGATTGAAGATGGCCTCTGTGCGCCCGCCCTCACCCGCGATGAGCGGGGTGCCCGCCGCGCTGCCTCGGATGATTCCACCCGTGCCATAGTAGTCGCTCTGCTTGGGTGCGGCTATCATGGCGGCAGTGGCCTGTGCTATGCCCGCGGCCGCTGCGATGCCCGTTCGCCACGGTGCCAGCAACGGTGCTTCCGCCCAAATCTGCATGATGGCGCGTGCGGTGGAGAGCGCGATGTCGGTCAGTGTAAATGCCAACTGTGTTTGGGCGGCCTTGAACTTCTGCTTCCCGCTCTCAATGCGGGCCTCTTCCTCGGCCTCCTCGGTCCTGAGCCTGTAGTCCTCCTCGATCTCGAACTTCTCAAGGGCGCGCTCCGCCTCGATGATGGCTTCTTCGTCGGCGCTGCGCTTCGCCTCGGCGAGTCGTTTCTCAAGCGTCTCGCGCTCGGTGTCCAGCCTGAATCCCGCGGCCTCGAGCGCCGCGTTCTTCTCCGTCTCGATGGCGGTGAGCTTCGTCTCGAGGTTCCGCTCTATGTTGCGCACCTCCGCATCGTAGAAGGCTTGGGCTACAGAGGCGAGGTCGTTGAAGAGACTCTGGATTGCGGAGGTGAATCCCTCGTAGTCCTTGAGTGTGCTCTTGTGTATCTTCTTGATTTCATCAGCACCCTCTTTCTCAATTTCGACCCTTTTGGCGTTGTACTCCTCAGCACTTGCAAGGCTCTCCGCCCTGTACTCATTGTCGTATGTGTTCTGCGCATCCCGGCGTGCCTGTGTCTCTGCAATAACATCCTTCGTGTGCTGTTGCTCGATACCAAGCACTACGGCAGTCCTTGACTCTGTGGCGGCGGCGGACTCCACCTCAACACGGGATTCAATGACACCAATCTTGGAGGCACGCTCTTCATTGAGCCTCTCAATTTCCGCATTGTACTTATCCTCGTTCTCTGTGTCGGTCTTGCGATACTGCTCTTGGATGAGTATCTTCTGGTCGTACTCTTGGTTGAGTTCGGCTATCTCGGTGGCGGCTTTGTTCTGGGCACTCAGGAGGAACGCACCATACATCTCATCAGTGGCCTGAATCATGTTGTCCTTGTTGCGTTCAAGGTCGCGAAGGCGCTCGTCGTAGGTCTTGTTGAGCTCCTTAACCTCCTCGTCGCGCTTTGCACTGAGGATAAGAATTTCCTGCTCGGCAAGACGCTCGTTGATCGCCAAGCGCTCCTCTGTCCTCCTACGCACCTCATCCACTGACTTCTTCATGTTGACGCTGTGTGCGTTCTCAATATCACTGAAGTCCTTGAGGGTTCTCTCTCGTGCCTGTAGAACCTTCTTCTCCGCTTCGCTTGCTGAATACGTCGATTCCTTGTATGCGTACTTTCGCTCATTCACCAAGTCCTCTTCGGCGCGTGTCGCAGCGATGACTGCCTTGGTCAATTCAATCCTTGCATCCCTCTCATCAAAGGCTCTCTTGGCACTTAGTACCGCAAGATCATTCTCCGCCGCTTTGTTTATCAGGTTTTGTATGATTGCGATGTCATTGTTCTCGTATGCGGCAGTGTACCCGTCCATCGCCTCGATTTCCTCGTCGACCTCCTCACGGTTCAGCGCCCTTTCCTCCCGCTCCTTGCGCTTCTCCTCGATGGCTTTTTCCTCTGCGCGTGTCTCCCGTGCTATGGAATTGATGCGAGACTGGTACACAGCCTCGATTGCCTTCATGCTGCGCCCCTTGAGCACCTCGGCACGGTTCGACTCAAGGGTCTTGTCAATTTCTTTCTGGAGCGCCTCACGCATTTCCTGTGTGAGGTCGAGATTATCCATCATCTGCTTCAGCCCTGCGGCGGTATAGACGGCGTTCTTCTTGCCAGCGTCGGTGAGCGCCTCTAACGCATCGCGCTCCTTGAAGATTGCTTCGGCCATCTGCGGCGCATTGGCGAGCACCTCTTCTTCCTTGATGATGCCCTGTGACAGCCAAGAGGCGTACATGTTGATGCTGTCGGTAACTGCGCCGAGGGCCATCTCATATTCATCCCCGACAACAGAAACATACTGTGCAAGGTTGCGTGTGAGAATACCCGCATCGCTATACTGTTTTCGGATGATGGTGAACTGTCGGTCAGCTTTATCGAGCGTCTTTATGAGCATCCCAATGTCGTTGTCTGCGTCTTTTATGTTCCTCCGCGTGCCCGAGGTCTCACTGGGTGGTAGATTCAGCGAATTGACAAGCGCCCGAAGGTCGACAATGGCGGTACGTGCGTTACCGCTCACTGTACTTCCAAGCGCACTGTTGAGCGCGTTGGTAGCATTAGCGGAGCCATTCACGACTTTCTGATACTGGGCCATTATCTTTTGCTGTGAGCCGATTGACTTGTCGTACGCGTCATACTGCCGTACAAGTTCCCTGTACGACTCGATGAAGTCCTCGACACCAGTTGATGCAGCGTAAGCCTTCTCGATGTCCTTGAGGCCAGCTTCCTGCTTGGAGTACTCGGCGTTCTGCTCCCTGAGTGTGTCGAGGAGCTTCGCCCGTGAACGCTTCTGCTCAACTTCATAGAGCTTGCGCTGTGCCTCGGTGAGGCTGTTCGTGCTGTTCTTGAGCATATCGGTCTGACGCTTATACTCATCAACTGATGCCATGGCGCTCTGTGTGGTGCGCTTGAACTTATCGAACATGGAGTTCAGTTGGAACATATCCCCGATAAGGTTGTTGACTGAACGGAGGAGGGATGTGCCAACCTGAACAGCAGCGCGAACCGCGGGTATCCACAGTTTGGACACCGTGATTCCCACTGCTTGCCACGCGCTCTTGAGCAGGAGCATATCGCCCTTGAGGTTGTCTATTTGTGTCGCCGCGGCGGTCGCCGCACGGTTGGTGTCCGTGACCGTATCCACATACTCCTCGAGCTCCTTGCGCGAGGAGCGAACAAGGATGGTCATCTGCGGGCCAATGACCTTGCCGAACGCATCCATGACCTGACCCGTGGACAAACCACTCTCGGAGAGGTGTGCAAGAGAGTCCACAAGGCTGTTCTGCGAAAGGTCGATGTCCTCAAAGGCGATGCCGAGTTCCTTGAGCTTCTTGACGGTGCGACTGCTCTCATTGGACAACTCAGCCATGATGTTACGCATAGCACGGCCCGCACGCGATGACTGCATGCCCGAGTCGTACATGAGGTCGAGCACCCCGACCACTTCCTCGAGCTCGATGCCGAGCCCTGCGGCAACGGTACCTGCCTGTGTCATCGACTGGCGGAGCCTACTGAGAGTTGCCTGTGATGTGGAGATTGATGCGGTCAGGATGTTGGCGACTTTCTCACTGTCCCGCGCCTCAAGGTTGAACTGGTGGATGGTGGCGGCGACAAGTTGTGCGGTGTCGGCGATGGACTCGTTCGTAGCGGTGGCCATCATCAGCACACCGTTGAGCGCATCGGTTGCCTCGAACGCGTCGAAACCCGCGGAGGCCAATTGATACAAACCCTCAGCGGCTTCGGATGCAGTGAACTTGGTCATCATGCCAGCACGCTGGGCAGCACGATCAAGGGCCTCGAGCCCAACGGCGGTGGCCTGAGCAACAGCCTGTGTGTTGGAGAGAGAAGCCTCGTACTCCTTGCTTACCTCCACGAGCTCCCTGAAGCTCTGGTAGACCTTGCGCATTATTGTACGGAGGGCCCTCATCGCCTCCTGCTGGAGGAGCCCGAGTGGGCTGAAGTGGACACCACCCCCTCCGGCACCTGCGCCTATGGCCTCTGCGTCTGTGGCTTCCTTGGCGGCTTTCGCCTCTTCCCTTTTCGCCGCCGCTACTTCCTTGGCATCTTTCTTTGCTTTTTCAGCAGCCTTCTTCCTCGTTTCTGCAAGGCGCTGCTCGCGCAATATTATATCATCCACCAGCTTTATCTGCTCGAGGATGTACTTGCGCTCGTTTACTTGGTCATCGGTGGTCTTTTTGAATAGCTGTATGAGGAGTTGATGGGCTTTCTTGTACTCAGAAATCTGCGAAGTAAGCGTGGCGCCTGTCTTTTTTGCACCTTTCTCGATATGCCCCGTGATGACATTGATGTCCCCCGAGATTTTACCAGTACCAACCTTCAGCGCAGTCTCAAGGTTTCGGAGCGACTTCCTGAACTCGTTTATGCCTCCGATGACTACCTTAGCTTCAATCGTCCCTGCATTGGTCGTGTTCTCAGCCATCCTCTACCTCCCAAACCAGCGGGTGCCACGTTCCGTTTTCTTGTTCTCCTTGTGCTTCTCCAACAGGTACCACGCTCGGTTGTCGATGTCCTGCTTGTGATAGTCCGTGAAATTGCCGGACAAATGCTCGTGCGGGTTGCTGTGCCCCCGCTCGGCGAGAATCGCCGCCCTCAAGAGCATCTCCTCGCTCACGTGCATGATGTCCGAGTTGTTTTTCTGATACAGCATCTCGGTCAGCGCCGAGGCGAAGTCGTCGGGGAACACAAAGCCCTTGAACATCTGGAGCAGGTGGAACTCCTGCTCCAGCTCGACTTTCTCCTCGCTCATCTCCATGCCAGTCAGCGCTTCCTTGACAACCCGCTCCTTCTCGAGCACACTCGCCCATGCGTCGGTGGCCTTATAGACCTCGAGTATCTGCTCGAACGTCGGCTCGACGAGCGCCATGCGGAACATCCTCTCCTGCGCGTTCTTCAACTCGAGGAGCGCGTCAATCGACTCCTCCTCACTCAGCTTCTCGCTGTCCGCCAACTGTATGAGCGTGAAGGCGCCGCAAGCCTGAAGTTGCGTCGAATTGAGTATGAGTATCCTGTACCATCCGTACACACCGTTCCACGGCAGCTTGACCACGACCTCGGTGTTGTCGGCGATGAGCTGTAGCGTCTTTGAAGTATCCTGCATCACATCCTCCCTGCGATGAATCACCAAGGGCTACGGGTCAGCGTAAAGGAGGAAACACATCCCCGTAGCCTTCGGCGAAGGTCAGTTCGTGATGCCCATGGCGATTGCTTCGGCGACCGTCACGTCCTTCTCGGTGTAGGCGGGCTTGAGGACACCGTCGATGTCGGTGTACTCGCGGGCCTTGAAGTCGAACTGGTACGTGGCCCACGCCTTCACCTCGGTGGCGAGATCGCCCTCGCTTCCCGTCATGCGGGGAACGCTGGTCAGCTTGTATGCAACCTTGTCGCCTCGATGTGAGTGACCCTTCTGGTACTTCGGCTCGAAGAACTCGCCAGCCACCAGCGGGGCGCTTGCCATGGCGGTGGTCGGAGGTGTGTACACCGAGTTCGTCTCGTCCCAATCACCACCCTGCACCATGAGCTTGAGCTCGTAGTACTCGGCGTTGAGTGCGACGGTCGGGTTGATGCCCTTGAGCTGCGAGTCTACGACCATGGTGTCAATGCCACCCAGAGAGCTCTCCTGCTCAATCTCCTCCCCTTCCTTCGTCTCCTTCGGGAAGGAGAACGCTCCCGAGCGGTCGAAGCACTCGAAGAACGCGGTGCCCATGGCACCAGCATCGCCGAACTGCCCGAAGCCGAGTACAATCGCCAGATTGCCCTTGAGCTCAAGGTACTTGTGGGTGCTTACGTCATCCTTGTCCTTGATGAGCAGACGCCCAGTGTCCACATCGGACTCGGAGAGGAACACCGCCTTGAAGTTGGTGTCCTCATTGAGTTTGGTGACAAGCTCCGCCACCTTGACCGCGGTGATGGTGGCACCTGCGGAGGTAAGGTCAATCTCCATCTTGGTGAAGTCACCCTTGCCATCCCACCGATAATACAACTCCTCCTTCGCCGTGGAGTTGCTCGTGAGGTCAACCGTCCCTACGAACCCAAGCTGCCTGTCGACAGCAGGGTACGAGCCGTCTGGGTTCACACGCCTGATACGGAAACCCCCGTTGGAAAATCCAATCCTTCCATCTTTGCTAAATGCCATGTCTCATTCCTCCATTGGCTCTTTACTCTAGTGAGGGGACGATTATCTCTCTGTCCCTGAAAATATACCCATCGTCGGAGAACCCCGTCCCCGACAAACTCCCGATACTCGTGCAGGTGTACGATGTTGTCTTGCCGTCCCTGCTCAAGACCTTCAACCTGTACTCGTCGAACATCTCGCGGAGGGTGTACACCACCATCTCATCGAGGAACGCCGAGTACCCGCGCGGGTAACAAACCCTGATACGCACAACCGTGGTGCCCGCGGTGAACATGTCACTGTCGAGCTCCCCCACGAGGATGTATGGGTCGGTGCCCGCGCCGATGTTGGTATCGGTCGCGTTCCCGATTGGCAACACGATGGAGATTGCCGTCTGCTGGTCTTTGATTCGATCTATTATGGCTTTGACAATCATCCCTCGTGCAACCTCCGCACATCCTCAAGAAAATCCCACGCTGTCTTGCGTATCATCGCCTCGGGGCTCGACACACCCTGCGTAGTCTCCACCCAATCCTCGAGCGCCGTCGCATACCATGTAGCGGCACCGTGGCGGATGAAGTAGCCGATGTTCTTCTCACCCTTCCGCCCCACGTGGAACGCCCTGCCCCAATAGCTGGCCGCGGCCCTCCCCGTCCTGTTTGTCCAGAACTCCCCGCGCTTCTTCAAGCCCTTGGAAGTCTGAACCTGTACAAAAATCGCCAGCGTCTTTGCTGCATACACTTTCGCCAGCTCAATCGTCTCGTCCTCCCGCACCTCGAAGATGTGACGTATGTTGTCAATCACCTTCGCGGTGGAGTAGGTGATGGTGCCCCTGTTCATGGCATCGGAGGCAGACGATCATCGTCCATCACCGACTCGTCGGTGGTCGCGAGCATCGCGAGGATGGACAACACAATCTGGTACGCCTTCATCCTGTCCATGGCGATGACGTCATCCGTCACGTGCCGAACACCGGAAATATCAACATACACCTCGTTCATGTCACCCCCAATACAAGGCCACCGAAGCCAGTCGCCATGACGCCAGTCTCCCAATGCACCGCATCGTCGAACGTCGGGACAACGTACAAGTTGGGCGTCACGTCGGTGAGCTTCGCCCGCCGAGAGATGACCTCCCCGCCGTACCGTACATCCTGCACATCGTCGACGCGGTACACCCGTTTGTTGTAATACAGCACAAGCGAGTTGGCGAGCCAATCCGCACTGTACTTCGCGGTGAGCAACAAGGGCTGCGAGTAGCCGAACGACGGCTCGCTCCCCTTCTCACCCGACACCGCCATGTTCATCACGGCGACCATCACATCGTCCACGTAGTAGGTTGTCTTGGCTCCGCTCGGGTCGGGTATGGTGGAGCCATACCCATCGTCGATCATCTCCTTGACAGTCCAATACACCGTGGCGGGATTGGTGTCGATGCGCCGCTCTTGGTCGCGCCGTGCGCGGGAGGGTGTCATCTGACAATCCCCCCAGCGAACGGTGTGCGACCAGCCTTCGCGAACAGCGACCCCTCCCTCCCGCGGGCCCTCGCGAGCTCGGCGAAGTGGGCGGAGCGCTCCGCGCAGAGCGCCTTGAGGTCGGAGAGGCTCTGGTAGACCGTCTCCTCGGCGCCCGTGCGGAAGCTCTTCACGTCGTACTCGAACGGGACTTGAAGCCACAACTCGCTCGCCGCCGCATCAGCGAACTCGTACTCGGTGATGAACCACTCGAGTATGGACTCGTCGGCTTTCTCCTGATAGTACGGGCTCATATAATGCTTGAGCTTAGCGAGTTGCTCCTTCATGGCATCAGTACCAAGACGGCAGTGTCACGCGCTGCACGTAGTCCGCGATGCCCCTGTCGTAGATGGCCTCGCTGTAGTACCACGCCTTCTCCGCCTGTGCGAGGGTCAGCACGTCGGGGGTGTTGTCAACCTCGACGGTCAGCCCGCGCTTGGTGTAGATGTTCATCAAGTCGTTCTTCTTGATGAGGTAGGCGTAGGTGTCCCCGACTCCCTCGAACTTGAGCACCTTCCCGCTGTTGAAGACTATCTGGTCATCGTCATACTCGACGATGGTCGTGATGTCGGTCAATGCGGGGTAGGTCTTGTCCACGCTGATCGCGAAGCCACGGGCCACATGGCGGTAGTGCCGTGCGGTGTTGCTGGAACAGAGCAGGATCAAGTCCTTGGCCTGAATCTTGTTGCCGAACACCGACTCCTTGCGCTTGGCCATGTCGTCGACGGCCTTCATGAAGGTGATGTACCACTTCTCCTGTGGGTTCGCACCAGAGGTGTCCGCCGCGGTGGTCTTCCCGCCAGAGCCGTACCCGTCGTAGTTCAGGATTGGCGCAATGGCGTCGTCGTCACGCTGCAGGTTGTAGGACACGCTCACGCCGTCGTTCACCCGACCCATGTCGAGGGCCATGTCGAACATGGACGCCAGCAGGGTGTAGGTGAATCCGGTGGCCTTGATGAAGAACTCGACGCTGTCCTCGATGCGACCGCGGGTTTCGCCGAGGGGCACCGCGTCACCGTTGCCCGTGTTCTTCTTGAACTCGAAGGCGTACGGCAACAGGTTGGACAGCTTCATGAGCTGTGTTGCGTTCGGGACGTCCACCATGTTGTAGATGAACTGCCGGACGGTCGGGCGAGTCTCCTTCTTCATGGTGAGGTCGAGCCTCAGCGCGTCGAACAAATCCTGCCAGTTTTCCGGAAGGGTATGTGCGCTCGCACTGAACTGCCCCTTGGCGATGCGCTCGTTGATTGACGGGCGCCCGTTCAGCGGCACGTCGAAGCCGCTTGCGTATTTCCCGCTGAGGATCAGGGAAGATGGTCGTGCGCCGAGGGGCCTTGAGGCTCCAAGGGCTGCGAACATCCGACCTTGGTCGCCCTGTCGGAAAATGTTCCTGATTGCAGGGGTTGTCACCTGCACGATGTCCTTGGAGGGAACGTTGTGCGTCCTACCCTCCGAGAACTTGGTTTCGATTTGCTCTTGCAACAGAGCACGGCTATAGGTTTTCATCCATTCCCCCCTCATCCTTTGATGTACATTACGTAGACGTTGGCACGGTCATCTGCGCCATTGGCCTTCACATCGAGTCCCGCTGCGGTGATAACACCACTGGTGATGGTAGAAGCCTTGGTAGCGACCCCATCATTGGATGCGTCAATCGCGTCCGTGATGTCCGCGCCCGCGGCCCCGTGTGTCACCTGCATGGTCCCGTTCGCCTCGGTAGCCGTGGCAAGGACGACAACATCCACGATGATGTCCCCTTCCTCAAGGCCCGTGGTGGCGTTGCCGAAGTTGATCGGTGCGGTCTTTGCGTCCCCATCGATCTCGAGCTTCAACGTCTTGACCACAGTCTCCCCTTCAAGGGCAGTGAGCCGAGTATTGGTGTCGTATCCCTCGAGGGTGGTGAGCCGTGTCCCAGCGTCAAGTGCCTCAAGGCCAGTGATCCTCGCCTCGTTCACATCCAACGGAACGGGTTGCACGAACGGTCGGAACACGACGTACGCCTGCGGGGACGCTGGATCGATCTCGATGACACGCCCTACCGCGGTGTTTCCTTCCGACGAATGTGTCAGCATCACGGGATTCGTGGTGTCCCCAGCTATTGCATAGACGGTGCCACCGACCGTGAAGTTCGCGGTGCCAGCATGGAGCTGTGCAGTCTTGATGGTTCGGTCGTTGTTGATGTTCACAAGACCACTCGCACCGTTCGCGATGCCCTTGTGCTCGAGCACGTTGCCGAACACGCCATTGATGATGACGAGCTCATGCTGCAACACAGTGCGCCCCGTCTCGTTCTTCACAAGGAACGTCCTGTCGCTGAGCGTCTGCTCATGGAACCCGTAGGTTCCTCTTACTTTTTCCGTGAAAGCCATAATCACGCCTCCCATTCGCCGCTATCGGCGCTCTCCCCTGCCACAGCGGAGGGAGTATAGTTCATTCTCATGAGAGCGGCCTCGTGCTCCGCAATCATATCCTCGTGCCCTTGGATGCGCTTGATCTCCTCGTCGATGTCGCCATCGGTGATGGAGAACATGTGCCGCGCCAACCTGAGCTCGCCCTCGTCGGGGAACGCCGCCTTGAGCTTCTCCTCCTTGAGCGCCGCGAACGCGGCTTCTTTAGCCTCGTCCTGTGCTTTCAATGTATTCGTCACAAACTCCTTGACGTCTACATCGCCGAGCAGAGCCTCCACTTCCTTGAAGGTGGCGAGCTTGGCTTTCATATCCTCGTCAACGAGTTCTATGCCAAGAGCCTCAACAAGATCCGTAGAGGTGACTGCGCCATCCTTGAACATTGTCTTGATGGCACCCAGCAAAGTTTTCTTATCCATGCTGTCCTCTCCCTGTTTGAATATTTCTCCGTACTCCACCGGAGCACCTGTATCATTCCCGTCCGCGTCACACGGTGTGAACTTGAAGTTGGATGCGATGATCGACGCCGCGCTCGCGTTCATGTCCCGCTCGACGATGGCGTTGGTCTGGTTCTTCAGGCTCTCGACGGCGAACACCTTGATTTCCTCAGTCTCCTCGTCGTAGTGCCACTCGCGCTTCTCATAGTCGCCCGTGCTCGTATTCAGCACACCCGCGTTTATCTCGCGCATCGTCTGGTCGATGACCTCGCGGCTGAACTTCCCCTCGGCGAACAACCTGTTGCGCAGCAACAGGCGCCCGTCGCCCTCCTCGTCCACCTTCGCGCCCACGATGTAGCCCGCGGGTATCTGGCGCATGGCGCCGTTGGCGAAGTCCTCATGGCCCTGAAGGTACACGGGGGCGGGGTTGGCGTTCACCGCGTCGGCGAAGCTCTTTGCCCACTTGACGGTGAGGATCACGTCGTTCCAATACTCCTTGGCGGGGTGGTTCTCGCCGAGCAACACTTGGTTGACGAACTCGATGGGTTCCTGCTCGCCGAAGAGCACCCCGACACGGTCGCCGTTGCCCACCGCGATGCTGTCCACCGTCACTTCGCTGTACAACCCAGAATATGCCGCCTTGAACTTCCCGAACTTCAAATCATTACTCATCATCTTCCTCCTTCTTGGGCTCGTACTGGAGGTTGGTGTACCGTTGCGTCATCAGGTCGTTCTGCGCCGCGTTGTAGTCCTCCATCTCCTTGAGCCGACGCTCCTGCGTCTCGGCCACCTCTTCCATATGCGTATCATAGTCGCTCTCCACGTCGACGAACGTCTTGCCCGTGAGCGTCCTGTGTATCTCCCTGTCGCCCATCAGCGAGTTGTTGCGCGCCTTGATGAGCGCGGTGACGGTGACGTTCATCGTATCGGCCTTCTCCTTGTCGGTGGAGAAGTCGGGCTTCGGCCATGTCAGGGTGTAGTCGTGCGACGCGACCCCGTACTCGGCGTGCGCCATGACATCGAGCGCCATGTCGAACAGGCGCCTGAACGCCTCGCCGAACTGCTCCTGCCGCGCCTCGACCCGCTTGATGAACGCGGGCCTCTGCTCCTCGACGGATGACAGGGAGGCACCCATGTTGGCGCCGAACACCACCTCGGGCGTCTGCGACCCCTCGACCGTGTTCATGAAGGCCATCTCGAGCAGCGAGGATGCGTCGCCCGTCGTCTTGGCGGCGGTCACAAAGTCCATGTCGTCGCCCTCCCCGACGGGGGGCTTCTCGAGGACGAACACCTCGCGGTCGTCGAGGTTGAGCTCACGGCCCGCCTGTACTTGGTCGTACATCCCCACGCCGAAGTTGTTCTCGATGAACTTGCGCACGCTGTTGGTGATTATCTTGAGCTTCGGGCTGTTGCGCTTCTGTGCATGCACCGCCTCGTAGAACAAGTCGTGGTACACCTTGAGCGTCGGCTCGATGGGTGTGATGTCGCTGTGTCCCCGAATCTCCCACGGCTCGTTGTCGTTGGCAAAGACCACGATGGGGATGAAGCCGAGGACGTTGCGGCCCCTGACGGTGCCCGTCCTGACATTCGGGTCGGTGGAGCCCGTCTCCTTGACGACCTCCCTGTCCGTGATGCGCACCTTGACGGTGGTCTGGTACTCATTGCCGTCGATGTCCGTGTGGGAGAACGTGTCATCGATGATGAACCCCGTCACGTCCTTGGACAGGGGGTCTTGCACGATCGTGACCGTCTCGGGGCGCGGGACGACGAACTTGGGCTTGCCGTCCGCCCACTGCACCCAGACGAAGGCCGTGCCCTCGCGGATGGCGACCCGCATTATCTGCCGAGCATCCACCTGCAACGAGTCGAGCTTGGCGGACAGCGCCGCATCGGTGGACTTGAGGATGGGCTTGCCGATGAACGAGAGGGTGCCGTCGATGATGGGCCTGAGCAGGTGGGCCGACAACGCGTAGCTGTTGTCCACGTTGCGGTACAGGTCGCGCGCCATCTGGTGATGGACGTTCACCCGTGCGCCCTGCACGGGCACGTTGACGATCGGGGTGATGTGCCCACCCTCGATGACGGTGCGCTTCCTCCCACCCATCATGTTGAACAGCTTTGCAAACCAGTTCAAATCCGCTCCCCCCGCTTGTACCGCGCCTTGGCGCTCAGCGCCCCAGCCTTCGTCAACTCCTTGATGATGGTGGGGTCGAGGCGCCAGTTGGCGTATGACAACACACCCTCGATGTCCGCGAGCTCCTCTTCGCTGAATTGTCGCCCGAGCTCCTCCCGCTTGTCAAGGGGGAGTGCATCGACGCCGTATTCCCCGATGAAGTGCCTGAGCTCATCGATGTACGCCTGTTTCTCGTCCATCTTCTGCATGAGGTGGAGTGTGTCGCGCACCTCCATGGCCCTCAACAACCTGTCGCGCTTCCGGCTCATCATGTCTCCTCTTCTATAGTGTACAACACTTTATCGTGCACTACAAGCGCAATTTGCCCGCGAGCGCGTTCTCCTCGTTGTACAACAGGTTCGCCAGCATCATGAACGCCCCGCCCGCGGCGTCCGCCATGTCGTCGTGCCCGTTCTGCGTCCCGTCGGTCACACCCGCCAGCTCGTCGATGAACATCCCGTTCCACGCGCCCTTGAGGAGCGACACGTTGCCCGCCTTGCACTGTATGGCCAGCGGTGTCCAGTACGACAGCTTCTTGCTCCGCTTCGGGTTGGCGTACACCGTCCAGCCCTTCATCTCCGCGATGATGTTCTGCACTTCCTGCTTGCCCGCCGCCGCGGGGTCTTGCTCCAGCCAGATCTGCACGTCCCCCCATCGGCCCGCGTCGCTTGCGGCGCAGTCCTTGATGAGGCGCAGCACGTCGAAGGGCTCCTCGCGCACCCGCACCACGTCGAGGATGTACACCCTGTTGTCCTCGCCGACGCCGAGCAGGGCACCCGCCGTCCAGTCGGGGTCTGGGTACAGGTCGCTGGGCACCGTGGCGGCCCTGTCCCAGTAGCGGACGATGCGCTGGAAGCGCGGCAGGTCGGAAACCTCGGCGTAGCGCCAGTAGTGCGTCTTGAAGAGCTCGCCCGCCATGGGCCGCGCGTCCCAGTTGCCGAGGAGCAACCGCTTCCTCTCATACTCGAACATCGCCGAGAGATTCGCCTTGTACGCGGGGTCTATCTCGAGGAGCGTCGGGTTGTCATCCAGCGTTGCGCGGATGAACGTGAAGCTCTTGACAAAGAGCTCTTGGTTGTCAATCTGCTCCTTGTGTGCGCCGTACGCCTCCTCGTAGGAGTCGAACCACTCCAGCTTGTTGTCCTGACGGATGAAGTAGCGGATGACACCGCTGCGCTCGGGGATGGGGTAGCCGTCCTCGTCTATCCACCACGCCAGCAGCTTGCGCAGGAAGGAGTCGGGGTCGGGGTTGCACGTGGCCCTCATCCTTGAAGGTACACCACAAGTGGAGCGGTTGCGGCTCAGCATGTACCAGAACTGGCGCTCGCTGAAGTGCTGGAGCTCGTCGAAGCCGATCATCGCGAGCTGCGCGCCGTCCCAGCTCTTGGTGCTCGTCTCCTTCTGCAGGTGCCCGAACTCCACCTTGGCCCCGCTGGGGAACACGTGCTGGAAGCGCGGGTTCTCGCGGCTCTGCGTGTTGAACGGCGCGTACAACTCGTTCGCGGTGTCCCACAGCCCGCCGCCGGACGACACCTGCGTGGACTCCTTGCGCAGGATGAGCGCAGTGAAACCTGAGACTTGTATATCCCTGAGCGGGTCTAAAAGAAGTGCGAAGGATTTACCTTGTGACGGAAGGCAACTCGTAACTCTATATAGGGAAACAAGTTACCATCCCGTCACCCACCGCCCGCCGACCCACCATATATGACAATATCGGCGCTTGACGCCAAAAAGTCAGTCTGCGGGCCGGCATGCGGGCGGATTTCCTTCACAAGATTCTTCTTGTCCTTGAGCTTCATCGGCAATTGAGCAACTCCTTTTGTCGGTTGTCCCTTATTGACAACCATCGAAAGCGGCGGCACTTGGCCATACAACCCAGAAACCAGACAACCAGACCTGTTACACCTCGCCGTGCCGCCCATTGTCGGGGATGTAGAAGTTCACCTGCACGTTGTCCGCCTGCGACCCGCCCTTGCCGAACCGCTCGGGGTATATCACCTCGCCGAGCATCTTCACGGCCTGCAGCTTCTCGGCCCCGCTCTTGCCACCCTTGATGAGCGACGACAACGTCTCTATCAGGTCGGCCCTCGCATCGAACTCGATCTTCTTTATGTCGGCCCAGTAGTACCTGTTGTCCTCCAGCCGCATGCGCTCCTCGTCGGTGACACCGACGTACGACAACGCGTCCTCGTAGACGAGACAACGCTTGTACGCGTCCTTCACCGATTGGCCCTTCGTGTAGAGTGCGGGCGGTAGTTTGTCATCAGCCATGTACAACCCCTCACACCCAATATAGCCCATGACAAGGGGGATGTAAAGGGTGGACGGCAAAGGACAAGGGGGACAAAACAAAAAATAAAAATAAAAATTGTGTGGGTTGTGTGTGGATATGATGGAGAATGAGTGGGCGAAAGGTGGGGGATGAGAGACGAGGGATGAAAGTGGAATTGCCGAAAGTGCAATTGCCGAAAGTGGACATTCACACGACGAGGGTTGAAGTGGTGTATACATGAACATATGATCATATATTCATATGATTTTATTTGCATATGATCATATTAACATATGAGCATATATTCATATGTAGCTGCCTACGATAACATATGAACGAATGATCATGTATTCATACGTCTAGCATCCCATATGTAAGAAGTTATGTAATATGTAAGAAGTGTATATGAATTGTATAAATATACAGTGTCCATGTTGCTATAATAACACGGTAGGAAACACGCAAAAAGCTTGTCCCCAGACGCACGTGAAGGCTCACCACGGCGTCCGATTATGGAAGTGGTGCTTGTATATCACTTTGCTCAGAAGTGCGATTTACACTGTTTATGCATTAGAAACATAGCTATGGGCGATACACACAACGCACACACAAATTCTCTTGGCGCTCACAGATCACACATCCCGTGCTCAATATCGAAGTTTATACTATAGACAGTAGAGAGGGTTTTTTGGTTAGTTCCTCTCTTGGATATCGTTAGCTGGGATGGTAGCAGATTACATAAGTTGTTAGCAAGGTTGCAAGGTTCAAAAATAGGAAGCGGGCCAAGCAACAAGAGCAGTCCGACCGACACTCAATGAGTGTTAGGTAGCAGTTCAGACAACCGACGATATGCAAACAACTGCATGAGAGTAGTGACACTCTCATGCAATGCTACGGCTTACAACGTGGATTGTGAGCCGATAGGATTGCATAGGCAATTACAACAATTATAAGGTGGTACGATATGAAACAAATTCTCAATTCAATTAAGGTAAACAACAAAGAGGTGCAAGATGAACGCACTGCCAAATTTGTCAAAGAAGTTGAGTCGAACTTTGAGCTCTCTGATATTTACAGTCATGAGGCGGGTCTGACGATTGAAGTCTTTGTCGGTTCATGTTGTGCATCGATTGTCATCGTTGGCTACAGTGTGACGATATCTTCAACGTCCCCGTTCTCAAAAGATGTAGTCAGTTTGGTACATAAGCAACTACAGCATTGTGTATCAAAGTCAGTTCTCACGCACTTTGAAGTCATTGCAAGCAATTGATGGAATGTGTAATGCAATGTTGGACTGGAAACAGTCCAACACTTGGATTGCATATGCAATCACAATTTAAGAGGAGGTACAACATGAGTACCACAAAAAAGAGTCTTTCGGGTCTTCCAATGAGTCGCAAAGTTGAAGCGTTGTCACGCTTGGCAAAGCTTGCAGAACGCATGGACAAAAAGGCAAGGTGTGAGTTTGAGCACAATGAGATGAAGCTTTCGCTTGTCGCATCCAGCAAGGAAACACAGCTTTTTGACGGTAGCAAATTCTTTGACCTGCCAAGTGTGAGTGTGAAGATGGAAGTCGTCGTTGATACCGTTGCACTGTCGGTCACAGTGAATGGGGTCTCTGCTACGACGGTAGACACAAAGAATGAGTTCTTGTTGAACGCATCAAATGCAATGGCGACAAAACTTGTCTCGGAAACAGAACAAGCGTTCAGAGATTTAGACTTGATGCCATACACAAGAACAAAAGACGGGAAGTAAGGTATCGGCTGCACACTATGAGGAGCGCATCAATATGGTGCGCTCCTCAATTGCCATAGGTTATGTTGTGTACCATGTTATCGTATGTTACATGATAGCGTACGATAGCATGGTAGGCAGCATACATAAGATCTGGACTGTATGAGAATTACAGTATGTTGCTAGGCTGTACACGTATATATAAATGCGTGTACTAATAATCGCACGTGCTAATAATCGTGCAGTCTAATAAGTACATGGAGGTACTAACAATGACAAAAGAGAGACTATTGGAAGAGTTGCGCAAGTCAACTCGAGCATCGTATGTATCTGCTGACAATGGAGTCACGGTATATTCGAGCATGGGGCGTGCCGGCTACTCGGTCTATGAGAACAAGGGTATCGTACAGTTTGGCGACTTATACACTAATGTTGCCATAACGCTGGAGAGTATCGAGTATATCCACGATAACGGTGGCAATAGGTACACTATACGGTACAAGGATACCATAAACGGTCATACCTTGTATCTGTACTTCGATTGAGGGGGTGACGTGATGATAGCAAATGGACAGCTACTCGGCGAGTATCCAAAGAAAGAAGTGAACGGTACAACCTACATCCTGTACCGTGGTAGGTGGAGGAAAGTGAACATCGTACCGTGGGGTGCGATGATTGTTGTCAA